GAAGCGGGTAAAGAGGCAAAGCGGACCGCCGCACTAAAGAATGGGAAAGGTGTATCACGGACATCATCTGAGTCCACAGCGGGTAAGAAAACCTACCGTAGAGCTGATTTAATCAGACTCCGCACAAACGATCCAGAACGTTATGAGACACTGCAAGAAGAAATTCTTTCAGCGTATGCAGACGGGAGGGTTAAATAAATTAAACATATAAAGGAAGTTAAATTATGGCATTAGGCACAGCAGGTCAAACAATCACAACAGCTGCGAATTTTATTCCAGAATTGTGGTCAGACGAAGTTATCGCAGGATACAAGAAGAACTTGGTCCTAGGTAACCTCGTAACTAAAATCAACCACAGTGGCAAGAAAGGTGATACGATTCATATCCCCGCTCCTGTCCGTGGATCAGCTAACGTTAAAGCTGCGAATACTCAAGTCGTACTTAATGGTGATACTCACGGTACGATCAACTTGAGCATCGACAAGCACTATGAATACTCAGTTGTAATCGAAGATATTGTAGAAGTACAAGCTTTATCTTCAATGCGCCGTTTCTATACAGACGATGCTGGTTACGCTTTGGCTACTCAGGTAGACAATGATATCTTTGCTTTATGTGAAGGTCTACAAGGCGGTACTGTAGGCGGTACTGGTACATCATTGTGGGAGAAAGCAGTCATTGGTGGTGACGGTACTACGGACTTCGTAGGCGGAACCTCTAATGCTTCTGACATCTCTGATGCAGGAATCCGTGGCATGATCCTTAAGTTGGATAATGCTGACGTACCTATGAATGACCGTTGCTTGGTTGTTCCACCTATCGCTATGAACGATATGTTGGGAATCAACCGTTTTACTGAGCAACAGTTTATCGGTGATGGTAGTGCAATTAAGACAGGTAAGATCGGTTCCATTTATGGAGTAGATGTGTTTGTCTCTAGTAACTGTCCAACGGTTACGACTACAAACTCCGTATCTGTCCGTATTGGTGCGTTCTTGCAGAAAGATGCTCTAGCTCTAGTCGAGCAAATGGGTGTCCGTTCACAGACACAATACAAGCAAGAGTACTTAGGTGATCTATTCACCTCAGACACTCTATACGGTGTCGGTGAGTTACGTAACACTTCAGGTCTTGCATTTGCAGTACCAGCAGCCTAACTAGGAGAACTATAGATGCCCATGTATAACTATGTATGTAAAAAATGCAACAATGCTCAAGAGGAATTTAGGTTCCTATCTGAGCGGGAAAACATGGGTATTTGTAACGTTTGTGGCGAGGGGACTTCTCAGGGAGTCTCCTCAGCTTCAAACATCCACCTAGATGGTTCTAATCCTGACTTTACTTCAGCCCATAGTAAGTGGGTTAAGAGACATGAGACACTAGGGAACGGTATTAGAACTAAAGAATAAAGAATACTATTGACTTTTTAAGCATAATATGGTATACTAAGGAAATGATACAATGATCACCATGCAGGACGCTTTAGAGGACACTTCAGACTCTCTAGACTTAGAGCATATCAAGAATAAGATCACCTCAGCATATCAAAAAATGCTTGAGCAAGTCTTTAAGAAGGACAATCCAGTAGGTTCACCGGAGAAATTAGCGGAGTTTATTGAGCAAAATTCCCTTAACTTTGGAGAGCAGACAGGAGATTTTGATAAAGACTCAGTAAGTATTGATAATCTTTTAGATAAGCTACTTGAAGATGAGAGCCTTAAGCCAATCGCTGAGGATCAAAAGAGTAAACTACAGTCTCTATCTACAAAACATCAGAAAGAGAAATTAGGAGGCTTGTTTGTATAATGAAGAAACCTAGAATTAAACCAATCACTAAGCCATTTCCTAAGAAGAAACCACAGTCCGCACAACAAGCTAGAACCGCTTGGCTAATTGAACGTCGATTGATATCTTAATGAGGAATGATCTATGAGTAATTATACAGTACAAGTTTCATGGTCAGGCAAGGATGCTTTAAACACATCAGACCCAGAGAAGATTATCAGTGGTGATGATTTAGCTACGGAATTCACTGCGCTTCAGACTTCTGTGAACTCTAAAGTTGATACTACTTCAGGTACAACTACAGGCCACACCCTTATTAACCCTATAATCAACACAGGTGTAACGGGAACAGCGGTTCTAGATGAAGACAACATGGCATCTAATAGCGCAACCAAATTATCTACTCAGCAATCCATTAAAGCTTACGTCGATGCTACAGCTACTGCTCAGTTATCTACATCAGCAACGCTAACGAATAAAACGTTGACTTCACCAGTTTTAAATATTGGCGTATCAGGCTCGGCATTTTTAGATGAAGACGATCTTGCATCAAATTCAGCCACGAAATTAGCAAGTCAACAATCTTTAAAAACGTATATAGATGCGGCGGCAAGTGCCGTTGACGCTGATGGTGCGGCAGTTAGTGCGGCGGCTGCTTTAGTATCTAAGAACGCTGCCGCTGCATCTGCTACAACGGCTAGTACAGGAGCAACAACGGCAACCAACTACGCAACTAAAGTTAATGGTGCTGTAACTGGTTCAGACTTTAGTTCTAAAGCTTGGGCGGTTGGCGGTACAAACGTCACTAGCACTGGCAGTCGTGGAGCCGCGAAAGAGTGGGCTACTACAACAGGGGCCGCTGTTGATACAAGTGAATTTTCTAGTAAAGAGTATGCACTAGGAACCACTCTTACCACAGGCTCTAGTAAACAATGGGCGTTAGGTGGCGGTAGTTCGTTTACAGAAGGAACAGCGGTCGCTGGTGGAGTATTCAGTGCAAAGAAGTATGCAGCTAATGCGGCGGCTAGTGCTGAACTTGCGGCAAGTGGGCAGATATATAGTACGGTTGTAAATCAGACAGGTGCTACTATTTCTCCAGCTATAAGTGCTGATGGTACATATTATTTGTGCGATACATCAAGCAACAACATAACTGTGACATTACCAGCCATTGGGTCAGACGAAGGTGTAAAGTATGCGTTCCAGAAAACGTCTGCCAGTAACTCTTTAATCTTTGCAAGGTCTGGCTCAGACACGTTAAACGGATCAGCAAGTAACATTACTCTGACAGATGTTAATGCACAAATTCAATTTGTCTCAGACGATAATTCACCAGATAATTGGGTTGGCGTAAACCTTTCACAGATCACAGTAGGCACTGGCTTAACCAAGACAGGCTCAGTTGTCGCTATAGATCAGACCCACCTAAAGCAGACGATAGCCATAGCTTGCGGCGATGAAGTCACAGCCACGGCAGCGGGTACAGCGGTTGTGACATTCCATATGCCCTACGCATTTACGTTGACGGGCGTTAAGGCTGGGGTGACAACAGCCCCCGTTGGCTCAGTTTTGACCGTCGATATAAATGAGGCAGGAGCTACGGTTTTGACTACGAAGCTGACTATAGATGCGGGAGAAAAGACCAGTGGAACAGCGGCTACAGCGGCAGTCATAGGTGGTGCAGGGCCAGCCCTTGCAGACAATTCCTTGATGACAATAGATGTTGACGGAGTTGGATCGGGAACGGCTGGTGCAGGGTTAAAAGTGTACTTGATTGGATATGCAACATGAGTTTCATAATGCGGCCTATACGGTTCGCGTCTACTGGGCATATCATTCAGGGCAGTGGATTATTTGATGGTTCCAGTGGTTTTCTAACTAAAACTTTAGGTACTGCAACTAATCGCAAAAAGTGGACTGCTCACTTTGTATTAAAGATTGGTGAGAAAGGTGATGCGGCTATACTTGTTGCGGATACTGGTAATGTGGGCGGGATTGATTTTAGCGCAGGACAGTTAAGGTATTGGGAATATAGCGGATCTTTCTTAATTAGACTTGAGACTACTGCATTATTTAGAGATTACTCAGGTTATCTTGTAATTGATATAGCTTTTGATAGTACACAGTCTGTGGCTGCTGACCGCGTAACTGTGTATGCAAACGGGACGGAGCTTACGTCTTTTACAGTTACAACGTATCCATCACTTAATTTTGAGTCGCGAATGAACGGCGCAGTACAACACAGAATCGGGGCTACTCAAACACCCTCAAATTACTACAACGGTTATGGCGCTAGAGTAGTTTTCATCGACGGTCAAGCACTAGCCCCAACAGATTTCGGTGAAGTAACAGACGATGGTTTCTGGCAGATCAACGATGTAAGTGAATTAGACTTTACAGGCACAAATTCTTTCTTAATTGAAGGCGGCGTTGATATGGCTGCTGGATTAGATACGTCCAACGGAGACTACGCATCCACAGATACAGAAGTTTCTTTGCTAATGCATATGGAAGGTTCAGACACCTCTACAACATTTTTAGATAGTTCTCGTAAAGGCCATATTCTTACTGCTAACGCTAATGCTCAAATAGATACTGCTGTATCTAAGTTTGGGACATCCGCCGCATTGTTTGATGGCAATACGGATAACATATCAATTCCGAAAAACTCTGCTCTTTCTTTTGGCACAGGGGACTTTATTGTAGAAGCTTGGATGAACTTTGATAGCGTAAACACATCTAGTGTGTGGAAGACTATGTGTAATGTTGGAACATACTTCTCCCTCGGTAATAATAGCGGTAATGTAGTTCTTTATATGGCTTCGGTGTTTAGTGACCCGCTGTCCTTGTCTACTGACACTTGGTACCATATTTGTTTCTCCAGAGTTTCAGGCACAGTATACTTCTTTGTTAATGGAGTTGCTAAAGGTAGTGCTTCTTACTCAGGAAGTCTTGGCAGTACGGAAACGCACTTCATTGGCGCACAAAACGGTGCTAATGCTAACCCTATGGATGGGCATATAGACGAGTTACGAATTATTAAAGGGCGGGGTATATCTTCAGCTTTTACTCCTGAAACTTCTGCATATTCTAATCCATTAGCTGCCAATGACTTTGGAATTACAGGCACAATAACCGCCACCAACGATTCTCCGACGAATGATGCAGATAATGGGTATGGGAGTTATTGGACTTGGGACGCTTTGTTCGCTACATATGGGACTCATAGAGCGTCTGCTCCTACGTTATCTAATGGCAACTTAACCGC